CAATCTTCGGTTTGTTGCAAACCGTTCATGCCTGAGAAGATTTTAAGATTATGCTTATCAAGAATTAAATTACTTTCATTTGTTAAAACAATCGGCAACCCGCTTCTAAAACACTCACCATCTGAAAACTCAGAGTCAAAATAACGATGAATATAATATTGTTCAGTATTATCTATATCATATTCAGAGCCATCATATTTTATTGAAAGAAGCGCAGAAGAATCTTCATCATACTGTATCCCATTCCATAATAAAAGAAAATCTTTTGCTTTTTTCGCAGATGAAACATTTACCCACCCGTCTCCGTATGAAAATGCTGGAAACTTCCAAACACCTGCAATTTTAAGAATAACAAGAAATCCAGAATTAGGATGATAGTCTTCGTATGTTTCTCCTGAACCATAGTCATCAATTATACTGGTATCTTCATTGTTTGCAAATTCTTGAAAAATATAATGGTTAGGGCTATTGTCAGCTTCATCCGATCGGCAAGGGATAAAACAATCTATATCAGAAAAAACATAATCGCCAACAACATCATTTACATAGTCGAGAACAACAAGCTGCCCTGTTGTATAAAGTTTGTATTGCTGTGGGCTTGATTCTGTATATTGAGGAATAATCCCTGCAAGATGCCCAATGTTTGCAACTATTTTATTTGTATCTCCGTCAAACCCATTGTCCGTACATTTGGAAATAAAATTTAAAGCAATTGCTGACAGTTGCGCTTGAATATAATTGCTATAAAGCTGGTGATTTATACCCGTTGTTTTTAACAATGGTCTAAATGGCAAATAACTTCTCGTATAAATATAATCATTGCCACTACCATCATCAAGACTAAGATAAAGATTCTCTATTGACTCATCAAATAAATCTTTATTATATGCAAAAAGCATGTCTCTATCGTTTAATAAATATTCACCTTCTTCACTATTCGCAATAGAAACAAATGGAAGATATTCTCCACCGCTATCTGAAGTCCTTACCGCAAAGCCAGAGAAAAGCTTGTTGTCAGTAGCGACAATGCTCATTAACTTGCTTCCTGCATGAGCGGCCTGTGAATAGTCTATCTTTATCGTTGGAGTTGATTCAGCATATTCAGGTGGATAAGCTGTATTAGATAAAACAAGCTTTTTGTATTCGTAAAAGCCTGTGCTTGTGTTATAGGATACAGCATAGATATTAAGAGCATCTGCGGGAGTTGCATCAACATCCAAATCGGCAGCGGTATAATCAATGCAAATATCAATAATAGGATAATCAAATAATTCTGTTTCTTCCGTATAATCAATCCCATCTGATGGGTATTCGTAGAATCTAAGTCCCGTACTGTTTGCCATTAACACACATAAACAATCGCTGCTTATCGGTAAGATTCTTTGTATATTTGTCCCGAAGTTAAACGCTGTAATATTATCATCAAATGCAAGCGTAGCCCCGGAGTTAATTAGTGCATTTGACTTTATCTTTGATATTATTTTAGGATAAATGTTATTATTTGTATTAACAATTGTATTCTCCGCAAAGGGAGCATATTCAAGTCCTTCGTATGTATTAAGTTCTGCAAGCTTCGTATTTGATAATCGCAATGAATTATCGCTTGTTACGTTTACGAAAACTTCTTCAACCTTACCTGTAGAAATGCCATCGATAATAATTCCACTACTCGGAAGAAGAGCAAACTCATTCATAAAAGTTTCTGTAAAGATTATCCATGTATAAACAAAGTCCCAATCCGTGAAGGTAGCATTAAGCTTCATATTGGCAGTTGTTGTCGGTATAGTACTTCCATTTGTATCAGACAATCCGCTCACAGTAGAATCGTAATAACATGTTGTTAACTCCCCGCCTGAAGCAAAATCTCCAACAAATCCACCTGATGAGGAATTCGCTGTAACACTCCCAACGCAGTAACAATTAATACAATTTGCACTTATTGCGGTTGCACCCACAAATCCGCCAACCTTAGTATCTCCTGTTACATCACTTCTTGAATACGAATTATAAATATAACAAGTTGTGTTTATCTGTCCTGCAAATCCTCCTGCATAGTTAGAAGAGCTTGTTACTTCTTCATCCGTAACAAAAGAACATCTGTATATCTTTGAATTAGAGATTCTCCCAAATAATCCTCCGACATAATCTCCGTCTCCATCAACTGTATTTGACCCTGTAATTGTACAATTTGAAACTTCTTTTGCATTAATAAGATATCCACATAATCCGCCAAGATATCCTTTACCGACAAAATCAATATCAACAAGCTTTATATTTAATAATACCTTGCCGTCAGCATCTGTCCCATCAACTTTCCCGAATAATCCCTGATAATCAGTATCATCTCTATCAATAGCAAGAGCCGTAATTGTCATCTCATTGCCGTCATAGATGCCTGTAAATGGGTCAGAACTGTCTCCTATCGGTATCCACTTCTCAGGGTCTGTGCCATAATCATAGGTTGTAAAATCAAGGTCTGCAACTTGTATATATTTTTTATCAAGTCCGCCCTTAACATTTTTCTCCCATTGAGTGTCTGAACCAAAAGTATAAAACGCTGTATTCTTAACAGCTTCTAAATCAGCAATACTTGCAATAGGACGATAGCCATTATTAACAAGCTCTGTTATTTCTGCATTTGTATATAGCATTAATCCTCTTCCCATAATAGATATGGATATTTGCCGTTCTTATCATCATCACGATACCAGTCATCTGTAAAATCCCATGATGCTTCGGTGAAAGTTGTTGATGTTTGCATTTGCGTTGTTGTCTTTGCAGTTGCTCCCTCTCCCGTTGTTACGTTCCCAGCTTCACTATCGAAGAAATTATTATTTGTCGTACATGTCCCAGATTTAAACCCTCTTTGAGATGCAAGCACTGTTATTTCTCCAGTCCCCGGGTCGTATGTATCGGGAGTGCTAACAGTTGAAACAGAATAACATCTATTTATTTGGGCAGTCCCTTCTCCGACATTTCCGCAAAAAGCTGCACTATAATTATTTCTATCTTCTTCTTCAAGTATTTTCTTCCATGCCGACACATAAGCAAAAATATAACTATCTTCTATTATAACTCTATCACATCTTCCTGCAAAACCACCAATATAAATATTCGTTGATGACGAAGCCCTTACCGTAAGACTATGCCCATGAATATAATAAGCATAACAATATTGTTGTGCATAGCCGATTATTCCTCCGACATAAGTATTGCCATAAACAGCAACGTCATCAGCAGAACAATTTGTTATGTAATTTAAGTTTTGAGTATTCATTAACTTCATCCATCCAACAATCCCGCCAACATAATTACCTAATGCTTGTTGAATAACTTCACCGGTAAAGTAATCAGCAGAAACCAAAGAATTTGTAATTGATGAATATTGCACAATTGAAGATTCCATTGCTCCGATTATCCCGCCTATATACTGATAACCTCTAATTGTTGAATCAGAAACAGAACAATGAGAAATTTCTGACGTTGCAGCCATTGCACCTGAAATTCCACCTACATAATTGCCACCAGAATAATTTATAGTAGAGCTTGTTACATGGCATTTCTTTATTGTAGAACCACTTACATACGCTGCAATAATCCCGATTACACCACCACTTGTCCCCCCAAATGATTCTAATGTAAATGAATCAACCGTTAAATTTAAAATCTCTGCACCAGCAGAAATATATCCAAACAAGCCATGATATACAGCAGTAGGACGATTATCATAAAGATTTGATATGGTTAGCCCATTGCCATCATAAACCCCCGTAAATGTTGTTGATGAATCTCCAATCGCCAGCCATCCATTGCCATCTCCATCATAATCATAATCGGCAAAATCTATATCTGCTATCTGCAAATAGTTTGAGGCAAGAGTCCCTTGGTCTATTTTCTCCCACTTTGTCCCTTCTGCAAACGTATGTGTGTCTCCACTTTTAATTGCTTCCAAATCGGAGACTGTTGCAATAGGAATATATCCATCTTCAATCATTACAGCCATCTCTTCTTCTGTATAATAATAAGTTCTTGCAATATCACGGATATACGGGTAGCCATCGTTGATTGTATTGATTGTAAGATAATAAAGAGAAATCAAAGAAAGGTCTGCATTATCCTTAACGTCAAACTCAACAAGATTCCCCAAATATGTAGTCGAGTTAAGATATACATAAGAATAGCTTGTTGTATCTAATATTTTCGTATTTATAGCCCCAGATATTGCTTCTGCTGTCTTGTCGCATGTGAAGTAGTCATAATACATTGTCCCATCATCAAAGACGAATTTAAGCACAAAATCAGTTGATACTTCCTCTTCGGTTGTAATCGTTAAACTTCCTTCGTACGTATTCTCTCCAATTGATTCTGCGTCAACTTCGGGAACAAAATCTCCGATAATATCACAACGGATATTTTTTGCAAGAGTTGGTTGCTGAAAACCTCCTGCACGAAAATCCATTCCTTTATTCTTTGAAAGATCAATTATTTCTTTTGGCATTATAACCTACAGTGCTTCAAGAGTTATCTTTTTCCAATTGCTACTATCGCTTATGGTGCATGCGCCTATAGCAATATATAAATTCGTTGCATCAACAAAAATTTTCCCAGCTACCGCAGCAGTACCATCAACTCCACCTGTCAATGTTAATTCCCCAAAAGAAGCATTCTCACAAGTTGTTGTTGTATCAAGTGCATTGGCTGCTGCTCCTTTTGTATCCGCAGTTAAAACAACAGTATCACCATCGCCATTTACTCCGCCTACACCCTGTGTATCACTTGCTGTAATTGCTGCTGCAAGGGCAGTTACAGATTGCGCAGCACTTGCTCCGCCAGAAATGTCAACAAGGATATTCCCCTCAGTTACACTTGAATCTGTATCAAATTCATAAACATCATCGCCAATTGTAACAGTTTCTCCATCGCTTGTAACTCCCGTAAACGTTAGTGTCCCTGTTGCAGCAACAGCCTCAACAATAGTTCCTCCAACAGGTGCCACAGGCTCCAGTGCTGTCACTCTGTCTAACAAGCCTGTTGTTTCTGTCTCAACCTCTGTTTGCAATGTGCCGACATCTGTCTCAAGGGCATCTACTCGTGCTGTTAACCCTGTTGTATCTGCACCTACTTCCTCAACAATTTCATCAAGAGTTGTTTTATTTGTATTTATCACATCAACAACGTGATTTATAAAAGCTTGTCCATTTCTTTCCACGAAAAGAGCAGCTTCTTTTGTTTCTGTATAAGGCATATTCCCTCCTTAGTTTATTCTTGCCGTTGTGGCATTGCTATAATATTTTTGTTTTGTTACCATAATTTCATAACGATATTTCTCATCGTACTTTTCAGCAAGAGGAAACATCTTTGGATTCCTTGACAACACTTCGGAATATATTTTTAATAAAACTGCATTTGCAATGACGTCATCAATTGCTATATCCAGAGAACCTGTTGAAATATCAATATCTTTCCAGAATACTCCATAAGCAGTATATTCATAATCAGACCATGTTCCTTCCGCAAGTTTTGCGGAAGAATCTGACACCCACAGATAAGCTGTTTGATTTGACACGGAAACAAAAAAGAAGTTTTCCTCCATCCCATATAGCCCTGTCAAATTTGTCTTCTCATACTTATGGAGTATCCCTGCGTCATAATCTTCTCCATCATTTGTTATCACAACCTGATTAAGTTTTATCACCTTATATCCAGTTATATCATCATCTTGATCAACGCTTGTTATCCCATATCTTGTTCGCATAACAAAGTCGAGAGCATGTCTGTTAAAAAGCAAAAGAATGTCTCCTTCGAGAACATCGCCAAGATGAAGTCTGCATCGTTCAAATAATTCCTGAAACGTCATAATATCTCCAATATATCTTTGATGTCTTGATTAATCATAACAAGCCTATCCTGATATGGTTTAAGTTGAGCTAATGCAGATTGCATAACTCCACCTAAAGATGCTATTGTATTCTGCCATTTCTGCCCTTGTAATCCTCCAACGCCTTGAGCTATGCTTGCAGCATTTCCGATAGTATTCGCCAAAGCGTTTATCTCTTGTACAACTGCTGCGATATTACCAATAACTCTATCTGCAACTTCAACATCATCAAGCCCTATCTTTGTTGTTGTTGTACTAAGAAGAGTTGTTATTGCTGTGTACAGTGTATTTATGTTAGTATATAATGTAGAAACAGAAGGTTCTCCCATTGCAAAGTCTGTATCCATAGAAACATCCGCAGCCTTAAAGTCTGTAACGGCGGAAGCCAAGTCTGTAATTACGGAAGAAAGAATTGTGTGGGTTGATTTTGTATAGTAGGTTAGTGCATAAATAGCGGTGATAAATGGCTTTAATACATGATTCCCTTCCACCTTTGTGCCAAATGCTGCAACTCCCCAATAGTCAGTTGTATCTTCATAGAAATATTCAACAAACACAAGGTTGTCAGGGGCGTCATAAATATCAATCCCCTGTATCTTCATTGCTTCATCAAGATAACACTTCGTATTAAACGGGTTGTAATATATGCTTGTTGCCTTGTCAACTTTGCCGGAATCAAAATCTGTCTTTGATACGGGAGTTATTTTGTATCCCGCATCATTAACAATTGAAAGGATAAAAGCTTTCTTCTGATTTGTTAAAGCTCCGCCAACATCGTTATAAGACGTTGCAGAAGCATGGTCAGACAAGGTTGACAGGATTGATTTCCTTGCACGCATAAGCATTGAAACGGTATTATCAACCGTTGTTTCAGCAAGTTTTGCTGCATATTGATCTGCTGCAACTCCATATTTCTGAAGAGCCATTTCGAGAATTGTCACCTAACCTCCAAAAAAAGGGAGCTTACGCCCCCTTCGATTATGTAAGTTCATTATGCTTTTTGAATAATTGTCCATGTTGCTGTTCTTGCCGTTGTGAGGGCTGACCCTCCATCAAGAGCAAAAGCATAATATGGAGCTATCGGAGTTTTAACGTTTGCACTTACTCCAGCATTATACGTTACATCATCTGCAACCGTAGTATGCGGATCCATTATCCAAACCATTTCTATACCGCTAACTGCTGATACGCAATCATCAAGAATTTGTTTATGTTGTGCGCCATCAGCAGCAACAACGTTTGCTCCTTGTCCAGATAATGCAAAACTATCAGAATAACCATACCATAAATCGACAGGTAAAGCTTGTCCGTCTGGCGTGTCATTAAAAGTAAGGAACAATAACCATTGTTTTTCGGGGTTAAGGTCTTTCGGTGTTTTAAGAGTATATGTATCAGTTTCTGAATCAGAACCTGTCAATGCAACATCACATTGAATTACCTTAAAACCATTTACACTTGAGACTGACCATGCGCCTTGTGTTACAGCCATAATATCCTCCCTTAACTAAACTTCATTACAACATGACGTTCAGGTATTGTAATCTGAAGTCCTGCTTCTGTTAACATCATATCAACACGTCCGTCAACACCGTTGTCCTGTACATTTGTTTTGATGAATGTGTCTCGGCTCATGCCGTTACCAGCAAGAGGTCTCCAGTGTACGTGTTCCATATCAACAAGGATGGCATAATCTTCCCATTGATTTCTCAGTAAAGCGTTTTCAACAAAGTTGAAAGTTCCGAACGGAGTATCAATTCCTGTAATCATGAATCCGAATCGTGATTTACGTTTCCACACATCAAATCTTCCGGTTGAACCGCCCAAAGAATTTCCAACGAAGGATAAACCTTGTCCAATTTTTGCAAACCAAGAGATGATTTTACGTGAAGCCATAATAACCTTACCATCGGAATTCCCGTTTTCAGGAGTGAAGAATTCCATTGCAAAATCAACGAAATCATTATATCCGCTTGCTGCATAAGACATTGGAAGGATTGTACCAAATTTCATAACGAAAGGCAAAATACCCCAAGTTGTACGCTCAAGCCCAGTTGATGTAGTAACTGAACCTTTCCCAATTCCGAACAAAGAAGCATGCTCCAAGTCCATTTTGTGAACTTTCATCGCATTATACCATGCTCTTGCAAATTCGTTCTTACGTCCACGATATTCCGTAGCCATGCTTGTTCCAGAGAACATAGGAATAGCTGTTTTGAATATTTGACAATATCCTTCAGCCATTGAGATGTCATCAGTCCATCCACCCGGATAAGAACTACCTTCAGGGAATGCTGTACCAACAACTTGCGCTCTGGAACCTGCTGCTGCGGTAAACGTATCTGTTGCAGGAGTTGAAATATTCGTAATTGTCCCATCAGATTCTAAAATGTGCATAGCATAAAGACGTACTGTAGTATAAGCATTCGTTCCTTCTGTTCCAGAACCTGCATTGTGAGTAACTGTCATATTGCTTGAGTTATATCCAACTCGTGCATACAAAGTCCCTGTTACACTGTCATTATCTGATGTTACGTTTTCTATTGCAATAATTTGATTGTTAAGCAAGAAAAATGCTGAATAATTATTATTGCTTGAATCTAACTTCCCAAACTTATCATAATCGCAAGAGAATTGAACGTCCGTATCACTTACTTTTGCTCCTGACAATGCTGCATTAAGAACAAAATTTCTTCGTTGCCACTGCTGACGTTCTTCCATCATTTTGAAGATGGGGTCGGTTGTTTTCTTCTTTGCTATTTTTGCTAACATAGTAAAGAACGGAGCTTCATTTGGGAATGCCTGAACAAGCTCATTCGCAATACTAAACGTTCTGCGATGATTGTCCAATGAAATCGTATTTCTCGCAGCAGGTGAACCAGCAGCAGTATAAACTGCTCCCCAATCCTTACTTGTTTTCTCTGCTGTTGCTCCATAAATTAAATCTGCCATTGAGTCCTCCTCTTATTTTTCCTTAAAATAAATTAAACTTTTTATTTGCGTCCCCAATTATTTTTTTCAATATTTGATTTTCGGGAGCCGCTGTATCCCTTGTGGACTTTTGTCTTGCCATTGGTGTATGTTGTTGTCCCGCACGTTGATATTGCCTAAACTCGTCAGATGGCTGCGCTTGAGGGCTCTTCTTAATCTTGTATAACTGAACAAGGTCGTCAAGCTGAACGCTTTCCGGTTTCTCCATCTTCTGAATAAAGTCAGTGGCATCATCGTAACTCATTCCATATTTATTCCGCAACTGTGCTACAGCGTTGTCATAAATGGTTTTCTTGCGAAGGTTATCGTCTTGTTCTCGAATCGCACTATGAGTTGCCTTGACAACTCTCGACAGTTTTTCTTCATAATGCTGTGCCACATTGGCGGTTAGCATTGTTTGCCACTCAATCATTTTATCCTGCCATTCGCTCTTCTCAATCATATACTTCGCAGAATCAGAGTTTGGGTCGGAGAATGCTTCAGTGGGACTAAAGTTGGCTGGCTTTTTAGGAGGTTCGGGCTTTTCAGGAATCCTCAACTCCGGTTCGGGTTCGGGTTCAGGTTCAGGCTGAGGTTTAACTTGGTATTGTTGCTGATACCTACTTGCTTCATCAGCTCTAACCATCATTTCCTCAAACTTCCTACCTTGTTCCCGTAACTGCTTCACTTCTTCCTGAAGGATTTTGTATGCTTCAGGGTCTATCTTTCCTGTTTCTTGTTCTTCGTCTTCTTCTTCAACAATTTCTTCATCTACATCCGGTGGAAGAAACATATCTTCTACGGTTGCGTTTTCGTCTTGTTCAACGTCTTCTGCCCAATCTTTTGGTGATTCAGCCATGATTTACTCCTTTTCTTTTTGGTTTTTCTTTCTTTCTTCAAGAATAATTCTTTCTTTTTCTAATACAGCAGCGTCGCCTGCACGTTCAATAAGTTGAGCGATTTTACCTTCGCCCAATTCTTTCGTATTCTTCATCTGTCCAATAATATCTTTTGCTTTGTATAATTCCTGAGAGACTGCGTTATCAACTTTAGAGTGGAACAATTCACGCTCACGAGTCTGCATATCTCCCTGTAATTGTTTGATTTGGTCTTCGTATTGCTGTACCTGTTGAGTTAATCTTTCAACATCGTCAATACGTTGTAGAACTCCGTCTTTATCGAATATTTCAGTTTTCTTTAATACTTCAACCCTATCCACAATTCCTTTCTCATAAGCGTCCATATAGAAGCTTAACTGAGCATATCTATTTGCGGGTAGCATTGACCCACCTTCAACATATACATCGTATCTACCGAGTCCTACATTGTTCTCAATCTTTCCTGTAAATTGTCCTGCATCATCGTATAATCTTTTGTTAATTGCAAATTGCGTCATAGAGTTGTTTGGTTTAAGAATACGGAATATCTTTGGCGCAGTATAATAATTCTGGATATACTCGAGTGTAACTCTTCCCAACAATTCAAGAGCATGCTCGATAACCATTTGTTTAACTTTAAGCCGTCTATTCCCAAATTCATCAACCATCATAATCCCACGAGCAGTATCTGGTATCTGGTTAGGATTGCCGTGCATAGATTCAAACAAGCCGAACTGATAATCAATATCCTCCTTAGCTTGTTGAACGTTCGTATAAAGCTCATTTGGCAACGGTAGAGGCTGTGCAAGAATAGGAGCCCCAATGTCCATATCAACTTCGATAACAGCGTTAGGCTGTCCCCATTCTCGCTTAATAGCATCAACATCTGAACCTCTCGGAACGAGAAGCTTAACATTCGTTGCAGCTTGGGTATGAGCAAGAATAAGGGATTTCATCTTGTTAATATAACGTTGATTATCTTTAACAAGCTCTACATCTGATAATGGGAACGGGGAGCCCGTATGCTTGTTCATAAAAAATATGATAGGATATTCCGAGCATGGAAGAACGGTATTATCAATAAGGCTTTCGCCTATAACAAATATCTTCCTAATTCTCTGCAAAGGAACAATAACTTCATCAATCTGATTTGTATTCTCTTTGATATCCTGAAGAGTTGTTTTAACAACATCAGGCTCAACTGGAGGTTGTATCCCCTGCTCTATCATTTGCTGTGCAATAGAAGGGTCTTGTTCTGCTTGTTTAAGAAGATGCTCAAACTGTGCTTGTTTATTTTTGTAATCTTGAAGAAGCATTGCAATCTTTTGTTGAGCTTCGTTTTCTTCAACAATAAGTTCTTCTCCATATTCAGAGTTTAATATCCAACATGGAGTCTTGTAATAAACTTCTCGTTGTCGTTCATCAAACTCCATTTCACGTCCTGACCATTTCTCGAATACCCTGTATCTATTTATCCAAATCTTTGTATAACGCTCATATCCTCTGATGTTTTCATCAAAAGCTGAGCCTTGATAATCTCCTGAGAACACAGGAGTTATTGTCCCGTATAATTCTCGGGTAGGTTGGTTCATCCCAAGATTAGTTGAGTTAGCTTTTTTAATCTCCTTTTCAAAATCGGGGATAAGATGCAATAATTGTTTTTTTGTATATTCGCGAGAAACAATAATATCCGAAGCATCCGAACAATCTCTTGCTCTTGAGTTCGGGTCGACATATACATCATACGGAGATACTGACATATAGGAAACTTCTCCTCTCCCTCCGTCAGCATATTTATCAACATAAACAAGCATGATGCCCATGCCCTTATCTAAGAAATTTTCGATAGTTGTATCCATCTCTATATCTGCATGGCAACGTTTCCATGTATATTCAAACAAACCGTTTATTGCATGAGAGATTTGAGAATCGGAATCTTCAACGGGGATAACCCTGAACTTAGGCTTGTTGGATAACAACATACTTTTCCCAAGTTCAACGGCAGGTTCAATACGATTAATGACAAGAGGGATATGCCCCTTTGCAATTAACTCATTGTATTGGTCTTCCGTCCATTGGACTCCATATTTAAACAATTCATTTTCTCGTGCTTTATCAATCCAACTGCCTCTTTCAGCACAGGAAAACTCATCGAACAATTCAATTGTTTCAAGAGCGAGCTTTTCTTTATCACGTTTTTTCATCGTATCTCCTTTTAACAAAATATATTGCTAATGGATAATTGTCAATATTAAATTGACCATCCATCAAGGAAAGCTTTCTTTTTCTTCGCATTATCTCCTTCTTTCTTTATCTTTGGCGGACGTGAAGAGTGAGAAATAGCAAGCCATAACGCATCAATAATGTCATCATGCCTACCCTTGGGAAACGCTTTCAACTCCGTAACAAGATTTATTTCTCCGGGAAGAAAATATATCTTCCCTCTTGCGAACAATGGAACAAGCGACAACAGCCTTTCCTTCTTCCCTACGGAGTGCGTAATCTTTCTTTCAAGTCCGGGGATATATACATTCTTCTCAAACATCATCTTCCGTACAGCCATGCGACATTGTTCCTGATATGCAACGGATTCTATGAATACACCTCTGTGCCTATACTTCATATACTCATCGAATATCATCTTAGCATGTTCAGCAGGGTCTGCTTTAAATCGTCTATACGGGAAACAATAAATATTATCATAAGGGTCAACACCGATTGTAAATAATACCGTGAAGTCAGCTTTAACACTCAAAGAAGAGGAAAGGTCAACGCCCATATACAAATCAAGGGGATATGAAACGGTCTCACCATCCTTATCAATTTTCTCAATCCACCATTGATGTCTATTCCCTTCCTGATAAACTCTGTTATTATACGTTCTAAAATATTGTTCTTTAAACGGGGCTTCCTCAGGCGATTGGGGGATATTCATATATTCCTGATAAAACCCCGATAAATTTCCAAATTGTTCGTATTCATTCTTCTTAGCCTCAATATCCCAAAGGGGGTACATATCAGACCAGATTGATTGCCCGTACTCATCAATAACAGCTTTCCACAGAACATGCCACTTCGAGTTTTCTTTCTCGGCAGCATTCTTCGCATAGCACAGGAAACAATCATCAGAAATAATCGTCCCTATACACAGAAGTCTCCCCTTCCGTTTCGGCATATTGATAAGAGACGGAGTTACAGCATTCATAATCCACATACGATTTGCATATCTTGCTTCGGGGGTATTCGCATTAAGCTCAGATTCAACATCATCAAGAATTGCAATTGTAATACGTGTATTATCTTTGATAAACCCACGAATCTTTTGCCCTGTACCCAAGGCAACAATTCGGTTCCCGTTCTTCAGAATAATATCCGCATCTCTCCAACGCTTCGCTGTAGTCTCTCCATAGTCTCCATACAAGCTCTTTATCACTTCATTATCATTCAAAGCATTCTTTATGCGGTCAAGGAAGTTCTTGGCTTGTTGAGATGATTCTGATATGATAGCAATAACTTCAGGGTCGGGAGATGTAAGAACTTTCCATAGAGGATATAGATAAGATATAATTGTTGACTTCGCCAACCCACGTGGTAGCGCAGCAGCTAACCTCTTAATATCTTCCGTCATTAACAAGTCATACAACTCATAATGGACATCGGGAATAGCAAGAGGTACAGCGTTCGGGTCGCATATCTTTGCAAAAGCAGGGATGCTAACATCAGAAGCAAGTTTCAATATCTGCTTGTCAGTTAGTTCAGTATGTTCCTTCTCAAGTTTCTCAATAAGAATACGCGGGTCAAGAAGTTCTTTTGTAAACATGTTTTCCTCCTTATCCTAAGTCGTCGGTTCCGTCTTCAAGCTCAAGGAT